TAAAGAAATCAGCCATTTTCGCTTTAGTACCATACAAAAACTCTCCATCATCAATAACTTTAAATCCATCGATGTCTTTGATTGTAAAAGTAAAGTCATGCTTATAATCTTTTGTAAGATCCAAGTAATACTGTAAATTTCTACCGTTTGCAAGATCAAGATTAGAGTCTCCTTTTGTTTTGTTTAAGTACATGTTATAGTATTTCGTTTAGGAATGGATAATTTTTTGGTTTTAAATGCACTGACTGCTTCATTTCTAGAATGTCTAACATTTTAGTTCCATCAGAATCAATCCACTCTTCTGGCCAACTAATTAAGTTAAGTCCTGAATTTCTTAAAACTTGAATTGCTATGTCTCTTATTTCCATTCTTTCTGATCTGGTTCCAAAGAAAGGTTGTTTTTTATATAATCCAGTTCCGGGAATTTTTCTAGATTCATGCTCAATTGGTAATGGTTCTACTAAAGTAACTTTATTTAATTTTTTAGCAAAATCTACATATCTAGTAAATAAATCTATAGTGGCTGATTTTGGATCTTGCTGTCTCATTAGATGAAATCTAAGATCAATGTTACTAAAATAAAGAACTACTTCATCATATTTTTCATTGATTTGTTCAGGAGTATTTCTTTTTAAAAATCCATGTAAAGTTCTTCCTGGAGTAAAGTTTAAAGCAAATTTTGGTTTCCATACTGATAAGGCATGAGAATCTCCAATTACACACTTTCTTGTTTTATTTCCATACCAATTAAATAAATCTACAAAGTTGCCTACTGGGAAGTTTAGATTTTCTATCTTAAGTCTCTTATTAAATCCCTCAAAGTCGAACTCATTATTAATAAACTTTACAATACCTTTATAATTTCCTACTGCTTTCATCTTTTCATAATGTATTGGTTGTGGACCACCAGGAACATTAAACGATCCAGGAACAAAATTAACTCCTTCGCAAATAAACAAAGCATCATAATCATGCCAAGTTTCAGGACTTACATTTACGTCTACTTGATCTTCAGGAAAAAAATCTTTAATCATTTTTGTGGCGATAAGACCATAGCCTCCGCCTTGGGAATTAGTGGTAGAACCTACATTTCCCATCATACTTACTAGTGCGTATTTTGGCATAACTTTATTTTCTATAAAAGTAATAAACTTCTAGGACTTTGAGAAATTTAAATTAGAAGTGACAAAAAAAAGCCCCTTGATTATAGGGGCTATTTCACTTATTTTGGGAATTATTTTTAATTATTTTTTCCTAAAGCTAATACTTTAGCTATTTGAGATTCTAAATCTTGATCTTCTGATTCGTTAGTTACTACATTTGATCTTGTATATCCATCAGTAGATGCAGCTCCTGCTACAGCAGCAACTAAGGCTCCAGTTATAGCTGATGCGACAACATTAATTAACATTTGATGATCGGTAATTCCTACGGTCATTAAGGCTAATGGTCCTAATATAGATCCGGCAATACTACCTAGTCCAGAATATTTAAGAAATCTAGCTATTCTTTCTTTATTTGAGTATTTTTTTTCATCTTCAGAAATAGAATTTTTAGAAAGTATTGCTAAAGCTTCGGGATTAGATAACGCCGCAGATAATTTTTTAATTGCTTCTTTATTACCTTTTAAAGCGCTAGCCATTTTTTTTACTTCAGGTTTTTTCATGGCTTTTTTAACTCCACTAACATCTACAGGTCCTACTTTTCCTTCTTCCAATTCATTTGATGAGGCACTAGGCTTACTACCAGCTATTTCTGGTTTAAGCTTTTTTATAAAGTTAAGAACTTTTCTAGCTAATTCAGCACTAAGTCTTACACTACCTTCAGTAGGTATTGGCTCTTCAGCATCTGCATCAACTATTACTTCAAAAAATCTTGAGCCTTTTCCTAAGAAAACTTTATATCTAATAAAGTCATCTTGACCCATAGCATTGCCTTTAGTATCGTGGATAGCTTTTACAAGCGATATTCCATCATAAGAATATTGATTTTCTAAAGCAATCTCTTCTCCAAGTTTTTCTCCTATTGCTTTAAGCGCTGGCGGCATTTCTTTAAATTTATTGTATTGCCTATTTTTAATTGGAGCAGTAAGAGCATTTGAAAATCTATATTTATCTGCTGCTTTTTTTGCAGATGCATTTCTAAGTTGAGGAGACAACTCATTTAAATCAGATTCATTCAGCAAACCGGCTATTTTTTGAAGTTTTTGTACTTCATTTAATTGTGATCCCATTTATTTTTTTTATAATAATAAATATCATAAAAAACCCCTCAATTAAGAGGGGCTTTTATTTTAATACATTCCTGTCATTGGATCAGGAGTCTTTTCATCTTTATCTTTCTTTTCAAAAATAACTGATTCTGTAGTTAGAATAGTTCCAGCTACTGAAGCTGCGTTTTTAAGAGCTGTGATAACTACTTTTGCTGGATCAATAATACCAGCTTCAAAAGCATCAACTTTTTTATGATTCTTAGCATCATAAACTTCATTTGGAGAATCAGTAGGAGAATGGAACCACCACTCTTCTATGCCTGCATTAGCTAAGATTTTAATAAATGGAGCTTGTATAGCTTGTCTTACAATATCTCTTGCTATAGAAACTTCAATGTTACTTTCATCTCGATGATTAAGACCTATTCTATATAGAGCAGTTCCACCACCAGGAACAATACCATCTGATAAAGCAGCTTTAGTAGCGAAAAGAGCGTCTTCTACTCTGTCTTTCTTTTCTTTGATTTCAATATCAGAATTACCTCCAACATTAATAATAGCTACTCCTCCGATAAGTTTTCCAAGTCTTTCTTGTAGTTTTTCTTTCTCGTAAAAAGAAGTTGCGCTATCAATTTGTTCTTTGATTTCTAAGGCTCTTGTTTCAATTGAATCTTCTAATCCTTTACCATCAACAATAGTAGTCTCGTCTTTAGAAACTGTAGCAATTCTAGCAGATCCTAAAAACTCAGTTAGCTGTTGAGTAGTAATTTTATCAAGTTTATGTCCTTTATCTTTTGAAATTACTTGACCTCCAGTAAGAATAGCGATGTCTTCTAAAATCAAAGTTTTTCTTTCGCCAAAATCAGGAGCTTTTACTGCACATACTTGAACAATACCTCTCATTTTATTTACGATAAGAGTAGCTAAAGCTTCATCTCCAATATCTTCAGAAATAATCAAAAGTGATCTATTCTCAGAATTTGCTTTTGTTAATACATTTAGTAACTCTTGTGCTGTTGAAATTCTACCATCATAGATTAAGATGTATGGATTTTCAAGTCCAGCTTGCATTGTTGTATTATTTGTAACAAAGTAAGGAGACTTATATCCACGATCAAATTGCATTCCTTCAACTACTTCTAGAGAAGTTTCTCCGGTTTTAGATTCTTCAATTGTTATTACTCCTTCACGTCCAACTTTTTCAATTGCAGAAGCAATAAGATTTCCAATTTCAGGATCATTATTGCCTGATATAGTAGCTACTTGTTTAATCTGATCTTCAGAAGAAACTTCGATTGCCATTTCGCGAATTTCATGAATTATGTCAGTGATGATTCTATCTATCTCATTTTTTATAGCTACTGCGTTTGATCCTTGGCGAATCTCTTTAAGTCCAGCTTTAATCATTTCAGTAGCAATAAGAGTTGAAGTAGTAGTTCCATCTCCAGCTTCGTTTGCAGATTTTATACTTACTGATTTTACTAATTGAGCTCCGATATCTTCTATATCATTTTCTAATTTAGTAAAAGCTTTTGCAACTGAAACTCCGTCTTTTGTAACTTTCACTTCTCCGTTAGCTTCTCTGATAAGAACAGTTCTTCCGCCGGGTCCTAAAGTTGATGAAACTGAAGCATTTAGTTTTTCAATTCCAGATAGCAACTTTTCTTTTAATTCTTGTCCAAAAACATTTTTTGTTGTACTCATACTTTTTATTTTGTTAATATTGCCAATATTTCAGTTTCTTTAATTAAAATGTAATCTTCATTTTCTTGAGAAATAGTCATAGATCCCATTTTAGGAATTACTACCTTATCTCCTACTTTAACTTTAGATTCATAATAATCTCCTCTATGCCAATTATAAGTGTCAGAAGTTTCTACTACAATTCCAATTTCAGGCTTCTCTTTTCCCATATCAGGAATTACGATATTACCATAAGTTTGTTCGTCTTCTTCGAACTTTTTAAGCACAACGATCCCATTTAACGGTTTGATTTTACTCATTTTTTTTAATTTAAAATTTCTAATTCTTGTATTGTATTGCAGAAATACAAATTTCCGTCTTTTCTAAAGATAATTTCAACATTAAGCCATTCTTTAACCATATCAACATTTATAACCTTATCTTCTGGATAAGATCTTATTACTTGAAATAGTCCATCATTAACTATAATGAAGTTTTTTGATAATGTAAACATAACTAAAGCAGCGCAGGTACGCTTTTTTTATTTAATTTGTATTTTCTTTGGAGCTTGTGACTCTGCGTATGGAATACTCAAGACTAGTAGTCCTTTATCCATTGCTGCTGTCACTAAAGGTAATTCAAACTTAGGAGAAATCTTAAGCGCAAGATCAAAAGAGCTTTTCTTAATTCCTTTATAAAGAACTTCGTTTATGTCTTTTTCTTGAGGTTTTTGATACTTAATTCTTAATACGTCTCCTTCAGTAGAAATTTCTACGTCAGATTTTTCTAAGCCTACTGCGGCAACATGAATTTCAATGCCTTCAGAGGTTTCATAAATGTCTGTGGGGTGAGATATTTTCTGAGTGATATCAGAAAAATGAGGGGTGGAGTTAAAAAAGTCTTTCCACAATAAGTCAAATTGATCGAGGTCTAAAGTTGGTCTAATGAACGTCATAGTTTCATGTTTTGTGCTCCCTATTGGTGAGCGGTTTGTAAATGTTTCTTTTTTCATAACTTTAAGCCGTACCTGCGTGCTTGTTTATTATAAATATATATAATTTTTAGAAAATATAAAAATTTATTTTTTTAGTGACCATCTCTAAGATTTACAGCTAATGATGGTGGCGCAACTAACTCAATACTAAGTTTAGTTGTGTTTTCCATTAAGTGTTGTACAATTTTAGAGGCTTCTTCTGATCTTGATTTTTCTACTTCCATAACTAGCTGATCATGAATTTGAGCGCATACCCAACCTTTTATATTTAGTTCTTTAAACTTTCTATTTATGGCTATTGCTGCTCTATTTACTATTGATGCTGCTAATGATTGAATTTGAAAGTTTAAAGAGTTATTAATTCCATTTGTATAATCTCTAGCAATTACTTTTACTTTTTCTTTTCCGTGTTCCATCTCAAGTTCACGTTTGTAATTAAAATCTAAAAGATTATCTCCAAAAATATCATATAGCTTTTTTACTTTTGGCAGATGTCTAACTCTTCCAACTTGATTTTTTACAAATCCAAATGATTTAGCGTGCTCTTTAGACTGTTCCATCCATTTTTTAAGTTCTGGAAATCCATTTAAATAACCATCTACAAGAATTTTAGCTTCTTTTGTAGAGACATTAATATTTTTTCCAAGAGCATAAGCTCCCATTCCATAAGGAATACCTAGAGAATAAGCTTTAGCTTTATTTCTAAGAGCTGGAGCTATTTTCTTTAAGAAGTTATCAGCTTTTTTATCAGCTGAGTATCCTTGTAGTTTTTCAGTTTTAATCGCAATAGTAGAATAAAAATCCCAATTGTTTTTAAAGATTTCTTTAAGTCCATCATCTCCTGAAACATGAGAAAACACTTTAGGCTCAAGTGATTCATAATCACAGTCTACAAATATATTTTCATTATCTGGTACAAAAAATGCTCTAACTCTATTATTATATTCAATTACTATTGGATCATCATCTCCGTCTTCTTTAGGTCTAGGCAACTGTTGCATGTCAGATCCATATCTACCTGAAACAGTAGCATGTTGTTTATAATAAGGATAGTATCGACCTTCTTCTTGATTATTTAAAAACCTATCTACGTAAGTTGATTTGATTTTTAGTAGCTTATTATAAATTCTTAGATTTTTAGCCCAAGTATGTTTAGCAGATATGCTTTGAATTAAATCATCATCAAATTGAGGCTTTCCTTTTTTAGTTTCAGATATTGGTTTAATTCCTAGAGCAGCAAAAGCTATTTCGCCCATTTGATCTTTAGATTGGATATTAAAATAAGATCCATCATTCTGTTCTTTCCACATTTCAAGACTTACCTTAGTTGCTACTGTATCATCTAAGAATTGAGTATCTCCAGTAGCTAGAAAGTTCTTTAGATCACATTCAGGCATTGATCTTATATTTGCGTCTATAATAGCAAGCTTTCCAGATTTTTCTGATTTAGGAAAGTCTACTCCTAAAGCTTTTACATATCTTTGAGCAAAAGATCCTCTATTATTAACTGGGAAATTCTCTTTAGCTTTAACTACTATCCACATCTTGACTTCTTGTTTAGCCATTAGATTGCTAGTTACTTCGCTTAAGTATTTTTGCATATCTAATTGAATCTCTTCATTAGTCTTATTTACAAGATCAAGATCTAATTTTACTCCTACTTGCTCCATAGGAATAGTTACTTCTCTATATAAAGGCATAACTTCATCTTCGAAAAATAATTTATCTAATTGCTCTTCATAAAGTTTTTTTACAAAGTGATTATAAAGTCTTAAAGTTAAATCAGTATCTGCTGCTGCGTATTTTCCTAAGATTTCTATATCAGCTTTCCAAATTTCATAGTTCTCTCTAGTTATTGATCCTCCATTAGCTTTAATAGAAGTTTTTAATTCTAATTGCTCTTCATTAGCGTCTTTTTCTACATCAAGTCCTATTTCTTTTTGAATTGATTTTGCTAATTCTTTAAGACCAAAAGGTTTACCAGATCCAAAACCTGCGCCTTCTTCTTGAACAGTGTGCACAAGTAACATTGTATCGGCATATAAACTAGGCAATAAATCTATTCCATAGAAATTTTTAATGAAAGGTCCATCAAACGCAAAATTATGAGCAATAATTTTTTTCTTAGTTAATAAAGTTAAATACTTTTTAGCTAAATCATGACTACTTATATTTTCTATAGTAGAATCAACTAAATTACCATCTTTATGAATCATAGTTGGAAGATAATAACCTTCTCCAACTTCTGCAGAGACTGAAAAGCCTATTACAGATCCTTTTCTAGAATTTAAACTATTCGTTTCAATATCAAAAGCTACAATTTCTTTTTCAGATATATGATTAATCATAGCTTTTAACTTGTCGATAGAATCGACTAACACATAACTTTTTTGCATATAACTACTTTTTTTTGTAAGAAACTATTTTATTTAGCTTATCTCTTCTACGTTCACATCCACAGTCTTCTTTTCCGAATAATTTAGCTATTTTTTTAGCTAATATATCTATACCAAAGAAGTGAGTGATCTTAGCAATCGTGTCACCTAATCCATTACTTGTTGACATCGTTTATTTTTTCTTCTAGTTTTTTTATCTCTTTACCAAAAGTTCCTACTAATATGGCTGCTTGAGTCCATATCTGATCTATTTGATCTTTTAATTTATAAATGGCTCTCCATTGAAAAATTTGCACTAACATTAATAAAGCTATTACCGCTAAATAAAACTGCTCTGGTGAAAGTGTAACTGTCATATATGTAACCTTTTAAGTAAATATAAACTAATCTTCTGATTGTTTTTCTTTTAATTTTATGGTATGCTCTGTACGTGGTAGATCATAAGGACAGTGTCTACAGTCTTTTCCACAACAATAACCACGACTTTTATGATAAACTTCAGTGTAGATAACTTTACCATTATCTAAATAATAATGAACTTCTTTTATTAGTGGTCCTGTCATGCTTCACAACTTACGCAGTTAAGAATATCTCTAGTAAAAGCTTGTGCCGCATTTACTGAATACTGATAATATAAAGCTTTAATTCCTAGTTCTTCAGCTTCTAGCATAAGAGCGTTTACATCTTTAGTAGGAATTGAAGGATGGATCATTAAATTTAAAGACTGACCTTGATCAATAAATTTCTGTCTTTGAGAAGCTTGTATGATAACCTCTCTTGGAGAAATTTCAGCAAAAGTTTTAAATACCAATTTTTCATTTTCATCTAAAAACTCTAAATGCTGAACACTTCCTCCATTCATAAGAATACTATTCCAAACTTCTTGAGTATTTTGATCTTTTTCTATTAATAGTTTCTCTAAATAAGGATTTTTTACTGTAAATTTAATTTTGGCAAGATCTTTTATATAATAATTTGCTTTTGCGGGTTCATTTGATTCAGAAACTTGACCTAAGATAAAAGCTGATGATTTTGTAGGAGCATCTGCATTTAAAGTAGTATTTCTTCTACCATATCCTTTTAGCATTTCTGGTTCTCCAAACATTTCTGCTAATTCTGCTGAGGCTTTATAAGACTCTTCTTTTATATATTTAGCAATAACTACATTTTGAAATTTTGCTGCTAATGATTCAAAAGGAATCATTTTACTTTGTAAGTAACTATGCCATCCTAGTCTTCCTAGTCCAAGAGCTCTATGATTTTTAGCAAAATTTACAGCTCTTTCCATAAACTTAATCTTAGAAGCTTTTTCTATAAATTCTTCCATTACCGTATCTAAGAAATACACCATCATTTTTACAGCGTCTGTATTATGCCACTCATCAAAATGTAATAAGTTCATAGAAGATAAACAACACACAAAAGACTCTTCTTCGTTAGACGGTAACATAATCTCTGAACAAAGATTAGAAGCATATATCTTTTTGTTCTTATCTTTGTATACGTCTACAGTATTGTTATTAGCGTTATCGGTAAATTGAATGTAAGGATATCCAAATTCAGATCTTATCTGTAGTACTTTAGCCCATACTTTTCTTTTTTGCGCGTCTCCTTCTTTCATCTCTTTTAACCATTGACTTGGAACACAAACTCCGAAAGAAAGATCTTGTATTGAACTTCCTTCACCTCTAATAGTTAAAAACTCCATGATATCGGCATGATCAATATCAAGATAAGCGGCAAAATTACCACGTCTTGTTTTTCCTTGACTTACTACGGTTATAAGTTTATCAAATAATTGCATCTGATGAACTGATCCTGCTGATTGTCCATTGTCTTTTATTTCAGATCCACGAGGTCTTAGTTTTCCGAAATAAGCAGAAGTTCCTCCACCTAGTTTAGTCATCATTCCTACTTCAGCAATACTATGTAGTATGCTTTCCATATTATCATCTACAAAAGATCCAAAACAAGATATAGGAAGTCCTCGATTAGTCGCATAATTAGTCCAAACTGGAGTAGATAGACTGTACCAGCCTTTTTCGATATTTTCTTTAAACTTTTTACCAAAATCAGAAATACCAAGTCTTCTCTCAGCTTCTGCACATATTATATCTACTCTTTGATCTAAAGTTTGATTTGGAAGAAGATAATCTCTTTCTAAAAAAGTCTGACTTTCTGGAGTTAACCACCTATATTTGTTTTGCATATATTAAAATAAATCGTCTGATGTAATTGATTTTGTTTTCTTTGAATAAGCTACTGGTTTTTTATTAAAGAAGTCAGTATTAACTTCAGCATAAATTTCTTCTTCAAACCATCTAAGTTCTTTGATTAGTTCTTGATCTATATCAAATATTTTTTCTCCTCCAATCATTTCTAAAGAAGCATTAAATCTTGTTTTAATGTATTCTTTAATTACATCTTTTTTTATAAAATCTATTTCTCCTTTTTCAAATATCCAATCAATAATATTGCTTTCTGATTCGTATGCTTTTCTACAGGCTCTATAAATTTTATTATAAAAATCTTCGTTAAACCATTCAGGATGCTCTTTTTTTACTTGATTAATTATATAAGATCCAAGTAATGCATGAATTGCTTCTTCTTTTTGAGTTGCTTGAACTACATTGTCAATGTCTTTAAGAACATTTTTATGTTTGTTAAAAGCTTTTATAACAGCAAATTGACTAAACAAACTTACATTTTCTATAAATAAAGAAAATAGAGCTAAAGTTAAAGTGTAATTTTCATTAGAATTTTCAGAAGCTCCTTTTAAATACTTCGTTAAATAGTCTACACGACCTTGAATTACTGGTTCTTGTAAAAGTAATTCAAAATCTCCATTTAAGTCTAATACTTCTAGCAAGTGAGAATAAGCTCTTTCATGTCTTACTTCTGATTCTGCAAAAGTTGCGCCTACTGCATTAAACTCTGGTTTTGGAAATCTATCATAAAGCTTACCCCAAAAAGCTTTTACACTTACTTCAATTTGAGATATTGCAAGTAAAGTATTTTTTACTGCGTTTTTCTCTGAATCATTAAGTTTAGTATGAAAATCTTGAATATCGCTTTGAAAATTCCACTCTGTATGAATCCAATAGCTGTGATTAATAGCATCAACATAATCTAAAACTTCGGGATATTCGAAAGGTTTAAAGTTAACTCTTTTCTTAAAAATACTCATTTTTTAGTTTTTTTACAAAATAATGTATCCTATGAAATGTTTTAAATTTCATGAATACTTCAATTAATAAGATTAAATGATACTAGCGAACTCCTGGAGGTATTGAATTACCTGTGCTGGTTTGGGAAAGAGCATTTTTATTTTTACTAGCTTTGCTTAAGCTTTGAGTATTGCTCGGTTTTTTAGTATTTCCCGCACTATTTAAAGCCGCAATATTATCTGCGTATTTTTCTGGAGAATCAATAGCTCTATAGTTATCACCTTTAGGCGATATTTTAAATAAATTTAACAAAAATTTCATAATACTGCTTTTGTATCAATAAATATCTAATTATTTCTATTTTTAAATTCCTAATTCAAAAAATTTGCTTTTTAAATATTGTTTTTCATCAGTAGAAAAATTTGACTTAGATATAGACTTTGACTGAGGCGAAGAGGTCGTAAATTCTTCTTCTCCTAGCTCATTTGGTTCAATGATTATAGTACCATTAGAAGTATTTATTTTAGCTCCATATGTCATCCCATCACTCCCAAATCTGTTTTTAATGATGTGCATTCTGCCTGTTCCATTTACTTTGTCTTGTCTTTTTCTTGATAGAGACATAATAAAATCGGCGATCATTATCTTACCATAAGATCCTGCGGCCTTATCTCCTTCTACTACATCATCATTTGCTCCTGCTCTGTTTACTTGAGATACTGTCCAAATTGGAGTTTTAAATTGTCTAGCCATTCCTTTTGTAGCAGTATACACATCATCTATTTCATCTCTTCTTTCTGAAGATCTACTTTTTGATTTTAATAGATCAACATAATCTATGATAACTAAATCAGGAGTTTTTCCTAAGGCTATACATTTTTGAATATGAGACTCTATAGTTGATATAGTAGTTTTACCCATAGGAAATTCTTTTACGGTTAGTTTTCCTGGAAGCTTTTCAATTGCTGATTCTATTTCAGGTCTATGAAGATGAATTTGTTGAAAGTCAATTCCTGTAAAAATAGAATCATATCGCTTTCCTACATATTCTTGAGAAAGCTCTAAGGTGTAATGGTTAACATTAAAGCCAAGTTTAACTGCTTCAGCTCCTAAGCTAATAAGAATCCATGATTTTCCAGCTCCAGGACTTCCAAATACAATTCCAAAATCTCCCATTCCAAGACCTCCCATTAAAAGATCATTTATATGAGGCCAAGAAGTTGCAATAGGTTTTCTGTCTTCATTTCTGTATCTGCTTTCTACATCTTTTTCATACTCTAGTCCTATTAGTTTATCTTGTCCAGCTTTTAAAGCTTTATCAATTATATTTCTAATATCATCATATTGACTTCGTCCTAGAAGATCTACTGAAGTAAGTAAAGCTTTTTTTAACTGTTGATTTTTACAGAAATTACTAAACTCTTCTTCTACATATTGCCTATCATCATTAGCATTTTTTAAAGCTTCTTTAAGCTGTTCAACTACACTAACTTTTAAAACATCATTATCCATCTTTTTTACTTCAATAGATAGATACTCTGGAGTTGGATTAGTATGATACTTATGAAAATATCCTATGGTCTGTTTAATAATCCATTGATGACTTGGATTATCAAATTCTTCTGGCTCTAGTACATCAACAATGTTTTGCAAAAACTCTTTATGTTTTAATAAACTAGAGATAACTTTAATTTGAAAACCGTTTCCGTAACTATTTAATGTTCCTAGTACACTCATAACTATTTATTTTATTTATATTTTGCTAAACTATGAAAATTAGAGAATATCCAATTTTGTAAATTATTTATAGCGCCTCCTAATTGATCTTCTTCATACATCCTAATAAACTCTTTAGAGTCTAAAGTTTTAGTAGGACTTTCTATCATATTATGAATTTCAACTAAAGAATCTTCTGGTATATTTGGATTTCTTAAATCCATTAATTTTTCATTTATTCTTAGTTGATACTCAAAGTTTCTTATATTAATATAGTTCTTACCTTCAGTTTTTTTAGCTTTATCAAGTATCTCATCTAAAGTAATAATTTGATCATCTCTTAATTCAGGATACATTTTTGCTAAAGTCTTTTGACCAATTCCTTTAACTCCAGGTACATTATCTCCAGTGTCTCCAAGTAATACTTTTTGCATTAAGAAGTTATTCGGTGAAGAATCATATTCTTTTATTATAGTCTTTTCATCATAAAACTTTTTCTTTATAGGCGAATATACAGAAATTTTTTCAGATACTAATTGTAAATAGTCTCGGTCGCTAGATACTATAGTAACATTTCCTTGTAATTTAGTAGCTATATAACCTATAACATCATCTGCTTCTATTTTATCAACTGAAATTAGATCTACAGGTAAGCACTTTAGATAGTGTACCAGTCTAGTTAGTTGATTTGTAATAGCTTCTGATTCTTGTTGTTGATCATCAAAAAGATCCCAATTAGTTATTCTTCTTATTCCTCTATTAGCTTTGTATTCTGGATAAAGATATCTTTTATTTGTAGATCCTCCTTTGCCGTCAAAGACTAAGATAACCCTGGTGGGTCTAACTAGATTTATAGTATAAGATAATGATCTTAAAAATCCAACTAGCCCACCTATATGATTACCCGAAGGATTAAGATGACGAATAACAGCAAAAGACCTTAGAAAGCTATTCAATGAATCTACTATTAACACTCGATCATTTACGCTTAGCTCTTTTTCTTGCACAACTTCCTTTGTTGACTCTTTAATATCTAAAGAATCAAACAGTTTTTTCTGTTCTGGTGTCATATTAATCTTCTTTGTCGAAAATGTCTGCGTTAGAGGTAGAGTCTTCTACTTCAACTACATCAAATGTTGCACTACCTAAAATTTTACTCCATTCGCTGCTGTGAGCTTTTTTGTATTTTTCTAATTCATTTGGAGTATCTTTAATAAATCCATGAACAGTCATAATAAGCTTGCTTACAGCAGTTACTCCTGTGATATGATTTTTATCACAACTAATCTTTGTTCTTTTAGCGAACTCTACTTCTTTGCCATTTTTAGTAGCCTTAATCTTATTTGTTCCAGCACTAACAATATTTCCGAATGTAATAACCATAGAAGCATCAAAGTACATTGTGTTACCGCCTTTGTTGTTTAGCTTAGGTTGACTCATAATAGTTTCAGGTTTTGCTACCCAAACTTTATTAATTGCAACTAAAGTATTAGTATAAGGTTGGCTTTCTTTTCTGGACATGATTATTCGCTGATTGATAAAATTACCAAACTGTTGAGACATAGCTCCAGCGTTCCACTCATTGTTATTACTAGACTTTTCAATACTCATTCTACATGGAATAGATCCTACTGAGTCCCAAAAGAAACAAAGATCATAAGGCAGATTTCCTTTTTTCTGCTCATCTAAAATATCAGCTATAAATGCAGATACGTCTTCTATGCAATTTAACTTTTCTCGATCAATAAAGATAAAATTACCTTTAAAATCATGAACTACTCCATCAGAATCAGCTACTTCTTCATAATGAAGTCCCATTTGTCTTGCATGTTCCCAACTCCATTTCATCTCAGTGATAATAAACACTGGTAAAATTCCCATCTTTTGACAGGAAACTGCGGCCTCGAGTAAGGCCGTAGTTTTACCCGTGTCAGAGTGACCTCTAAGTAATGTGATATGTCCAATAGGAATACCAGGTACTTGTAAGCCATCACTAAAAGCATCTGAAAGTGGGATCCATTTAGGATCTTTGAACTTAATAGAAGTCGTAGATAGATTCTTTGACTTTTTAAAGTTGTCTAGATTAAAATTTGAATTAATCGCAGTAGACAGCTTTGCGTTTAAACTTTCGTTTGCTTTTGGCATTTCGTAACTTTTTTAATGACTATAAAGAGAATAGATCGTCAATTTTTGATTCTAAGTCTGACTTCTTAGTGCTCAATGTAAAACTGTTATGAGCTGGTTTTTCTTGCGGTTTGTCCCAAGGAAGATCTGATTCTGGTGCTTTGCTTTCTACTGAATCAGCATTCTCTTTAATTTCTTCTTCTGGGTTTAAATAAGTCAGCAAGGCTGATTTCATTTCCTCATAAGAGAACTTCTTAAACAAAGTCATAGGATCAGGCTGTGTAGTCAACCAAAGTTTTGCTTTATTAGCATCATCAGTAAGCGGAGTGATCTTTGTTCTGATCCTTACAGTAGAAGTGTTATACATAAGACCTGTGGTTTCTTTACCTTGAGTCTCAACTGTAAGATCACGTCCTTCAATTGGATCTGTAAAATCTCCTACGTCTTCATCTTCTGCGATTGCAAGAAGATCCATGTAAACTTGCTTACCAAATTCCCAAAGACGAACGCCTTTGTCTTCTTCTCCTCGAACAATGACAGGAACAAATACTCTCATCTTTGGTTCAAGCTTTTTAGCTAATTGCCAATTTTCTTTTTCAGAAGATTGCCTAAGCTTTTTTGTAAACTCAAGAATGGGATCTGCTTCACCATAGTTAGATAATGCTGGCATCATACGATTTGAAATCTCGTAATACACATACATTTCTTTAAATGGGTTAGACTTGTCATAGGCCGAAGGAACAATCCTAATAGAATGTTTACCGATGCCTGGTCGCCAAATAGTCTGTGATCTTTCTTTACTCTGGCCTTTGGGGTTCTGTAGAGAGGCCAGTCTCTGTTTCAACTGTGATATATCCATCATAAACTGTTTTATCTATCAAATATAACTAACTTTTGCGAAATATAAAAATTTATTTTACAAGTGAGATAAAAAAACCCTCATAATTGAGGGCCTTTTATTTTTTATAAATTTAAGCTACATGCCAATCACCAGCGCGCCAATTTCCTTCGTCATTTACAAAAATAATACCATCGCCTTCTTCTCCTATATAGTATTGTGTGCCCATATCGCTGTCTTCTACTTCATAATCTTCTCCTAACTTTTCTAGAGCGGCTACAAACTCTTGATCGCTTACTCCTCTTAAAAAGGACATATCATTAGATTGACCTTTTATTGTTGACATTAGTTTTGATTCTATTCTACTTGATTCAAGATTTTCTTCTTCTTTTAATAATCCAGCTATCTTCTGTAGCTTTTTTACTTCATTTAATTGTCTTTTCATTTTTTTTTATTATAATTATTACAAGTTCACTATTTTGTGAATCATAGTGTTTAGTTTTCTTAAACTATCGCCTTGAGTGAGTAATACTGAGTTTTTATACTCAATCCAATCTATTGGATAAGAATTATCTAATACACCATTATTTTTAGATTTTATTACACAATTTAATGCATTAATAGTGTAAAGTGTATTAGTTTCTTTTTTACGGTGTAAAAGTATTGTATTGTTTAATATCTTAGTGGTTGGTCCTTCTACTTCTATATTATAAGTACATAGATATTCTTCAGATTCTGGGGAAGATAAAACAAATATTTTATTATAGAGTATCTTATATTCCCTAATTATTTCGTTTAATCTGTCGTCCAACCCTTCTTTACTCGAAAAACTACAAAATAGTCGATTCATTAGAGAGTCTTGTGTTAATTTAATTATTTTTTGATCTTCCATAACCTATATTTTTGTAGTTATAAATATTTGTAATATTAAGAAAATGAGTAATCTGTACCGTATTTATGATTTACTGGAAATCCATCTTCTTGTAGTAAGCTTTTTATGTCAATTAAAGTCTGTTTATCATCTGATATAGAGAAATCTATTAAAAAAGCATCATAAGTGATTAAGACTAGCTTTGTTTTTTTGTTTGATAAATATTGATTTAGTCTTAATATCTTTTGAACATTTGTTTTAGTCTCTAAATTCTGTAAAATATAATTAAATAGCTTGTATTTAGTAATAGAACTATGCTTATTTAAGATTCTTCCAGTAGGAAGTATATATGATTGATCTGCTTTATATTTTTTCCATTGTAAATTAGCATAATCTTCTATTTTAGAAAAATAATCTATGTGCTTATACTGATCTTCTACTCCGCCATAAAGCTGTCTAAATGTTATTATTTTTGATTGCTTGTATTCTTCATCAGTTAATTCTTGTTTATCATAATAAAGTCTTCCTAAATATCGATGTAAAGACTCTTGTTGATCTTCAAATCCAATAAGTTTAGAAATTAGTCTTAAGTGATAAGAATCAAAGTCAAACTCTACAAAATAATCATTTTTTGGAATAAAACATTTTCTATAATCTCCTTCTTTAGGTATTGCTAAAAAATTAATTCCTTTAAATGAATTTGTTGGTCTTGCCGTAGTATTATAAAGATTGTAATTTGAATAAATAATGCCATTATCAATCACACCCGCGCTGTTTTGCAAGCCATATACTTCTCTTATGTATTCTTCTTTTACTTTAATTCCGCTCTGCTCAACAGTCTTATATGCGTTTAGGATGCTGTCCTCTTGTGATATTGTATCTTTTTCTAATCCTATAAGATATTTTACTTGATCATATAGACATTCACATTTTTCATAATGTTTTGCAATAGGAATTATGCAATCTATATTAGATAAATTTAATTTATTTTGATAAAATGACTTATGAAATTGAGTATCACAATTAAACTCTTTTACTGTATTTGTAGAATCTATAGATACTAAGTTTAAATCTATCGCTTTTGGCAGATTAAGATGATAAGAATGACTTTTTTTATCTAGTAAATAGATCTTAGTGTGTTTATTTAAAAAGTCTTCTATGTATTGTATGCCTAATGAGAAGCTTTCGCAATGTTCTATAGCAAATATATAACCTTTATCTCCATTATTATAATACACTAAACTTGGTCTAGCCAATTTAGGATGATAACTTGGATTAGAAGTAATCAAATGAATAAATGCAGAGTCACTACACTGCAGTTTTTCTAACTGTTCTTGTTTTTCTATTATATAGTACATTTACAACCTTTATTAAAACAAATATATATCAATTTATTTACATATCATTATATATATTTAAAGTGTTGGTCTAGCAAATTTTGTGTATTCTCCGCCAATAAAATCAGTGATTCCTAAAAAAGTTTTATTACCATTTTCGACTAATCTTTTATTAGTGTCTATTATGCCAACTCTAGTATTATATTGATCTATTCTTATAGTATTTAATGGACCTGTGATTTTCCATAAAATCTGAAGAATTAAATAATCTGATACATCGTAGTTTACGGTACCATTACTAAAATTATCATATTCTTGATTTGAGATCTCAATTACAAATCCTTTATCATTTACTCTTTTTATAAATGATCTTAGCAGATATCCTTTTTTATAATCAGATTCTATTGCAAAAGGAAAATAAGAAACTGGCGCTCCAGATCTGGTATTTTTAGCAATATTATTTCTTAATTGTAAAGGTATAGAATTTAAATTTAAATTATTATTAGAAACAACTAATCCTTCATTAGATTGTAGATCGCTAGTTTCATTTTTTACTATTCGACTTAATTCTTCATTAGGTCCAATTATTGGATTAGAACCAGTAAAAGCTTTGCCGTTATAAGTAATATAATACTTTCCTTTGTAAGGACCAGAAGAATTTTTGTATTCATTACCATTAGTAGTAAGATTTGTTTTTACTCTAAATGAAGGATAATATCTTAACATAGCATTATAATAATTGTTTAATTCTAGCTTTTATTACTTTTTCTTTGGCGGTAATAACTGTCTAATTCTAGCTTTTATTGCTTTTTCTACACTCTTAACTACATCATCTTTTGTGTTTGTAGTTCTAAAACATGAAACAGTTCCATGAGTAATTATAGTAGACAGATCATCAGGCATATTATATTTTTTAATTTTTTCTACTATCCATTTAGCAACAGAATCTATTTCTATCGCTGTAATAGTGCTAGTTCCACCTGTTCCTACATAATTAGGAGCTCCTTCAACTGCAATTCCTAAAAAATAAGAATTAACATCATTACATACAAAACCATTAGGCAAGTCTTTATGCTCAAAATAAGAACATCCAGCGTGCCAAGCTTGATCATTTTCAGAAACAAAATTATATCTAGTTCCATCTTTTGCTACTAATGTATGATAAGAAACTTTACCATTTGAATTACCAGTTTTCATAACTGATATGTCTGATTGTAGATTTCCAGCTGAATGATGAATTACTACTCCAAGAATACTTTTCATTCCTCCTACATTTTTATTAGGACTTGATATAGTGTTATTTTCTTTATAAGTTACGGTTTTAAATGCGTTATAGCTATATGCTGGAACTTGAGTTCCTTGCTGTCTCGCCTTAACACCTTCTTTATCCTTATCATATCTACTCTTAAAAGTTTCACAAGAGTCACAATTACTAGATTTAGCTTCAGTGCTTGTGTTAGTCGTAGAAGTAGTAGTATCATCTCTAACTTGTAAAGCACTAGGAGCTTCTAATACTCTCGGTGGTTCAGCTTCAAAATCACTTCTCTTTTTTAAATAGATCATATTTGCTCTAACTGCGGTGGACCATTGATTATTTTCTATAGTGTGATCTAATCCAACCATCGCAAATCCTACTGTATTTACTTGATCTTTATTTCCATATGGATCTGTTAAACTAAGATTATAAGTATAAGGTAGAAATTGCTCAGACACTGTAAAACTATGTCCCATTCCAAATCCTGACATTCCATCAATACTAAAATTAAGACTTACAGGAATCATTACTGATGATCTTGTAGCTGGAGACTCATTTTTTATTTTTGACATTCTCTCTATGTAATAGTTTGTAGCATGACCAACAGCAGTGCTAGAAGGAGTAGCATTACTATAAAAAGTAGTAATAGCATTATTAAATTGTTGAGCAGATCTAATCATAGTATCTGTTGGAAGATTTACACTACTAGTATATTCTGTTCTATTTGGAAGATACCTATCTCTATACGCAAAATTATAAAATCCATAGCTATCTGCATTTTTAGATAGATTTGCTTGATTTTTATAATCTGCATTAGCAGATATAGCTATCATATTTGATAACTTACTTGAAACTTCGGTTCTAATTTCTATGCTTTTAGCTATAGATCCTAGTCCAAAAAGAGGTAATTGAGTTTTATTAGTTTCAGTAATATGATTTTTCTCTATATTTGGAGTTAGCTGATCATCTACTATGCGAGCAGCATTTCCGATATCGTCATAAGCTAATCTAAATACGTTAAAATCTCCTAAAGTCTTATTTATATCATATAAGATTTGCTCTAAAAATTGTTGAACATATACATCCCCAGATCCATTATTTTTAGTGTAGCTACCAACTATTTTTAATAAATAATCAGCACTTACTAGAATATTCATAGTTCTTCCACGATGAGATTCTACTTTAGGATCATTTCCTACTTTAAATAGCGGCAATCCTAAAGAAACACGATCTTTTACGGCTTCCTCAGAATCATCAGGATTGCTAGGAGTAAATACATTAGAAAAAGAGCCAGATACTTCTTCTTTTAGCGGTCTTATTACTTTTCTTCTTCTACTTTCTGGTTCATTTTCATTTTTACCAGTAGTTATTGTTGATGGTTCTATTATATCAGCAAAATCATCATTAGTTCCTTGAAAAGGAATTAATATATCATAAGGATTAGTCGATAAATGTTTAGGAGTAGATAAACATAGATTAGTTTTATTGTTATAATCAAAATAAACAATAGGTCTATTTATTTTTCCATGATTATTACTATCATATAGAGTACAAATATGATTTAGTATCATAACTACTAGTCCTAATTGAAGATATACTGGATGATTTAGCTGTGTTCCTTCTAATACTCCTGAATTAAATTGATATGGAACTACATAAGTTTTCATTAAACTATTATAATCTACGACTGCATCATACTGTAATAAACTTGAAGCGGTAGTAACATTTCCTAGAAGTCCGAAATGAAATCCAAAAATAGCTCTAATTAATAGCATTTTATCATTATCTTCTAAAGTACCTTTACTTGCCATATCAGCGTCATAGTCTTCACATAGTTTCTGTAAACTAATAGATTCTGTTCCAATATTAATTTGAGTACTAGGCTTTCCGTTCTTATTTTCGTCTTTAAGAGTTCTAAATACATCTAACATAGTAGAGAACAATCCTACAGAAAAAAGATCTTTTGTAAATTCTGAATAAATAGCGTCGCTAAATAGATTTACTTCTATATTTTTTTTATCTATCTCGATATTTTGTCCTATCGCATTATCTAAAGAATATAATTGTATAGTCCTAACTAATACTTCAAAAGCTGATTTATATTTTTCAGTTTCGCTTGTTTGAACTTCTTCTAAATTTATAGCGGGTTCTGCTGGAGTTGGAGGTGTTTCTGGTTCGGGAGGTTTAACAAAGCCTTGTTTAGTAGTGTCTCCTATAAAATCTATAGGTTGTTTTACTGTTTCTGGAACTGAAAAACTTTTTATAAAATCACTATCATTAAAAGTTAGTGTAACCGGAATAATAAATTCAACATTTTGATCAATTATTTTTGCGTCTACGATAACTTTTGTTCCAGCTATGACTTCTATCTTTTCATCTATAGTTACTTTTACGGTTTTTATAATAGGAACATTAAGTTGTATACTAGTTTTTGTGTCTAGCGGTCTTACTTTTATATTAATTATATCATATTCATTATCAAGATTATTTAAACAACTTATAAGCATTCTTGTAAAATCTGCTGTTTCTACGTACTCATAAGCTGCATTAGTATACGTTAGGAATCCCACATTAGCAATACTACCGTAAGAGCTTACTATATTTTTTTGATTTGAATAAGCCCATAGATTTCTTTTTATTGATATTTCATAGTTAAGTCCATTATAAGATGAATATCCTATAGTTGTGTTAGCTGTATCATTATTTTTTTGTAGTTCAGTAGGTTGATTTTCTCCATCATTAAATGGATTTATAAGTTGATAAGTATAATTTAAAAAATTATATACCGTAGTAATTGGAGCAATTATTGCATCTTTAGCAGATTCTAAATACTCTCCTGACATATCCCAAATTCTTGAATCACTTAAGTCAATTGCCTTATCATCTATTTTAGCATTGGTTATTTT